CCTTAGTAGTATTGTCTAATTTAGTTTTAATTAAAATAGTATAATATCTTTCAGGTTCTAATCCACTCATATAAACATCAAAATAACTTGAGGTTTCATCTGCACTTATTTTAGTATAAGAAGAATCAAAATTAATTACAAATTCATTAGTATCTGTGTCTTTAATAGCATATGAAGATACATTTTCGGGTAAATAATAATTTTCAGTATAATATGATGATGTTATAAATTGTCTATCTGGATATTTAGGTATGGCTGATATTCTAAATCTAGCTATACTTTCAGAATAGTATACCCCAGTATTATTATATATGTTTATAAAACTTTCAGCTTTATTTAATATAACATTTGAAGAAGATCCAGTATTAAATATATAATCATCCCATCTAAATTCTAATTGTGGAGGGTAAATTGTGTTTGTATCGATACTAAAATATCTAAAAGTATGGGAGTTATTAGATGAAATATTAAATTCATCATTTGATCCTTGCTTTACAATAAATCCATCATTATGGAAACCATTGCTGGAATCTATTGAATTACTCTGCCAAGTGTTAATTGTATTAGTAACATCTAATGAAATATCAATAGTATCACTATAATTAAATGATTGAGAGGGTGTTACATCTAATCCTAAATTAGAACCTGTATACCAAGTTCCCCCTCCTATTGAGGAAGAATAAGAGGCAGTAACATAACTACTAAATGAAGAAGTAGCCCACTCAGTTGAACCAGAAGATGCTTGGAATTTCCAACTTACACCATTTGAAGTTATTGGGGTATTTCTAAAATGGCCTGTCCCCATATTCCAACTTCCTGAAATTGGGTAGGCGTATAATTTAGTATCTGAATTTAATCCTGTTACTACAGCTGCGTAATTATTTAAATATGTTTTAAATGATGATCCTGATATCTTATTAGTTATAATATCTGAAATTTCTGTTGAAGCAAATTTAATTAAATATCTACTAATATGAGGATCTCCCAAGTACATATAAGTTGATGCTTCTAAAATTTGGTCTAAACCTGTATTCATACTAATATTTTCAGTATAAATTGAAGCATCTTTTGTTGGGAATATTTTGTATACTGCCATTGTTGTTTATTTATTATAAAGGTACTACTCTACCTTTAATATCGGTATTTGGAAATTTAATTTCAAAAATCATAGGATCTAATGATGGATAAACTACATTTTTAATAGTTGCTCCAGGTATATCATAGGCATAAGTACTGTATCCATAATTTTCTCCTATTTTATTTAAAATTCTAAGATCTTGTACAGTTTGTACTCCTTCTATTTTATCTAGTAAAATAAATATATCTTTTAACATAATAGGCTCATTAACTTGCCATTTATCTATATTAAAGAAATCTGTAATAGCGTCTATACATTTAGTAATTACTTCATTATTATTAAAATTAGGTAATACTATAATATCAAATTCAACTCCTATGTTAATAATGAAAGCATCTTTAATATTAATTTTATCATTTACCATTCGATACTCTGAAAGGTACGTTTTTAAATTATTTTTTAATGTTGGTGACGCTGGCCTTAAACTTTTATTTATGTCATATGATAAAACATATAAATCTAAAAGTGTTGGAAGGCTATTTTGAGATACGTCTGATATTTTTGTAGGTGCTGCAAAGGCTTTTGCAATTACCCCTAAATTAGAAGGCATAGATAATGATCTAATTAAGTAATCCTGAGGTGTTACTGTTCTTAATTGATTTTGGAAACTACCTAAAGCATTTTGTCTTAATTCTTCAATGGTATCTCCATCTTGACCACCATCAGCAGCTAGAGGATTATTTGATGCTAATGAATTAAAAGTAGAATTAGCTAAAGATGTATTATTTAAGTTAGGCTTAACAAAAGTAACATTAGAAGTATCTACTAATGTCATGACTCCAGAAGGTACGTTTGATGAAACCCCCCCACCTGTTAGATATCTTACTGTTAAAGTTATATTAGAAGGTGAAATTCCATAAGTATCTGTAAATACGAAATTTACAGGTGAAAAAGCTGTTGTTAATTGAGTTCTTTCAAATGGTAATCCTGATCCTACATTATCTGGGTTGGGAACTATTTCTTCGGTTGTGTCTCCTGTTGAACCGGCTCCAAATTGTAATTGTAAAGATCCCTCATTTAAAAATCTACTTGCAAATCTTCTTTGGACTTGTTTTAATTGTAAAAGATAAGGAACTTCATTATCCTCATAAGCATTAGGATCATTAGTATTAGTATTTTTAATAGTATCAAATACAGCGTCTTGTGCTAAATTTGGCACTTCATACCAAGTATTACCGTCACTATCCACCACATCTAGAATCCCTATGATATTAGCCGTATTAATATTTCTAGTATCGAATTTAACACCATTCCCAAATGTAAAAGTTTCAGTATTTACTGTAGCTGATATTGATTTTCTTGTTTTCTTTAATAAAAATGAAGTTGGCTCATTTCCTGAAATTTCATATACTGTAATTGTAGTAGGATCTAATGAGCTTGAAGATGAAAAATCTACAAAATCTTCAATTAAAAATCGGGTAGCTGTGTTATTAGAGGAAATTTGGGTGTTTTCGGGGATTTGTAGACAATAATCAAAATCTGGAACTTGTGAAGATCCTAAAGTCTTAGCAGGTAAGGTTTGAAAAAAATCAATATTTACACGTGCTGCAGTTGTTACTTTAGGAGTATATCCTAACATGTAAGACAAATTAAACAAATTTTGAGTTTGCCTAGCATATTGAATAAATGTTTCTTGAATTTGATTATCTAAATAAAAAGATAAAACATCCCCAACATATGATGCCATCTCCATAAATAACATCCCGGTAGAAGTGTTAGAAAAGTCATTATAAGTATTAGGGAAATATGTTTTAGAGTATTCTACTAAGGCACTTCTAAAATCATTAAAATCTCTATTAATATATTTTATATCTCGTTTTAAATCAGCCATTATTGTAATAATATATTTATGTTATCTTCAATCCCGAATAATGAGATTTCATATGATAGTAAAAAATTTACTTCATTAAGATCAGGCTCATTTTGAAATTCAATTTGTTTAACGTTTACTGTAGGGAAATATAATGCAATTTCCTCTTGAATTTTAAATTTTAAATCATCTAAAGTTGAATCTGTGATGTTTTCAAATAAAATAGATTTTAAATTAGCACCAAAATTAGGGTTAAATACTCTTTCTCCCTTATTTGTTAATAAATAATTAATTAAATTTGCCTTAATTTGATCTTTAGTTTGATATGTGGGAACAAAAACAGCATCCCCATTTAAAGGAAAACCAAACCCTATAGCTTTTCTAGCTTCAGTGTCAATTGGAAATTTATTTGAAATTATTTTTGCCATTATCGACCCATTAAATTTGTAATTTGATCCATACTTACACTACCTCCCCCTAATGAACCATTAATGGCATCAGCACCAGGTTGTGGGTTAAAAGATTGGACATCATTAGATGTAAAATTTAACTGTGTACCATTTAAAGCTTCTTCATACTTAGCTCTTTTATCAGCTAAACTAACTTCGGGTTGGGGTGAAGTTAAATGTTGTTGTTGTTGTTGGTTATATTGAATATTTTCAGTTATGGGTGAAATATTCTTTTGGGATTTGAAGGATTCAAATAAAATGTCTTTCAACTCTTCTTGAATTGCTTCCTTAACTGCTGATTTAACTATTTTTTTAAATTCTGATGATTTCATATCACTTTTGTTATAAATATTAATTTGATTAGTTTTTTATCCACTTTGAATGGGATAAGGTAATTATAGGTTTTTAAATACCCAAAAGGTAATTATCTATTCTAAATTTTACCTCATCTATTAAAACCTCTAGGGAGGAAGAGAATGAATACCCGTTATCAAGAAGATTATATAATATAACCTTTGTTTTATTTTGAGCTTTTACTCTCCTAGAGTCGAAAGAGAATTCATTTTTTGGATTATATTGGATTTCTAATTTGAAACCTTTATAAAATATGGGATTTAAGGATCCGGGTTGTAGTTGGTTTAGTAAATCCTTATTTGATGTTTGATTTTGAACAGCATTTGATAAACCCTCAATAGTTAAAGACTCAGTTAACTCATTTTGAGATATACCCTGTGATTTAATACATGAATTTAATGCAATATCTAATGAATTTAATTTTATAATTAATTTATCAATTTCTGGGAGGATACTCTTAAATACTTGAGGGATCATTTTAACTGTGCCTTTCCCATTTGTTAATAACCCCCCCAAAGTATCTAATGAGTCTGCTAATACATTAGTTACAGTTAAAGGTGTAAAGGGTACAATAGGGATAGGTAAGTATTTAATTACTTTAACACCTACTTCTAACCCTTTAAGTATACTTTCTAAAGTTTGTCCAGTTTTTGTAATACTATTTAATGTTTTTTTAATTGTAGTTAGAGTAGAAATAAATGTGTTTTTTTGAATTATTATTTTCTTTAATTCTTCTTTAGTGGGACAACCAACTTCAAATTTTTTTATAATTTCATCAACTTTACCATCTAATTTTAAAATAGATTTAAGTGATCTTTGTACGGTTGATGCAATTAGTTTAGTAAGCATTACTTAGATTTTGATATTTTTGATTTATAAGATTCAATATTTGCTATCATTTCCTTAGCTTTTTCCTCCATACCTACAGCCATTGGAGCATGACCTAAAGAAGGAGTAGCAGGAGCAATTAATATTGGGGTCTTACCCAAATAATTCCCTAATAAGGATATTTGGGTTAATAATTTTTCTAGATCAGAAAGGAATTTATCTCCTAAAATAACAGGCTCAGTAGCATTTTTATTACCTAATAATATTTCTGGGGAGTTTATTACTGTTTGTTTTGAATCAATTGTTACACTATTAACTGAATTTAAGTTTATAATTTTGTTAGAAGATAATAGTATTGAATCCTTTTTAGAATTAAATAATAATCTTCCAGAATTTAAAATGATTTGCTCGCTATCAAATTTATCAGCTTTTATAGGTTTTTCCTCACATGAATTATAACCCTTATTACCCTTAGGGCTAGATAGATTTATGGGGATGGATTGTGTTGATGTTATATAAATTGAAGATAAATCTTTGTTTATATCTTCTACTTGAGGAATTAATTTTTCTTTACCATCATCATGTTGACCGTTTCTTATTATAGTTAAAGGATCTCCTTGTGATTCTTTTTTCTCACCTCTAATTCTTTCTATAATATTAAATCCCTTAGACCATGGATTATCAATTTTTCCACCTTTTATAGTAGAAGTAAATCTTATACTCTGGCCCCATCTACCCTCATACATAATATCCCCTTCAAAAGGTTGGAGGTTTTTTATATCTAGTTTTTCTTTAAAGGTATTCCCCAAATCAATACCTTTTCCTTTATTTGTAACTCTTTTTACGGATCCTACTTCAGTTTGTTGGTAGTCTCTTTGTTGTGAGGGGGGGAGAGTTGATTTATTAATTCCATCAGGAATAGCATTATGGTGTATACTATTCCAGATATTTATAGGTTGGAAATAATACCAATCAGTTTTATTAGTATCAGTTTCTACCCCAATAGATGATAACTGTATAACATATACAATCTCATTTTCTAATGGGTAGTTTATAATATTAGGGAATAAAGGTCTAGCAAATCTACCATCGGTTTTTACTTTACTTGGGTTAGGATGTTTAACATTTTCCCAAAATATTCCACCTATAGAATGCCACTCCCCATGAGATTTGAAAGCTTTAGGAAAAGTTTTATCATCTAAAATGCAACATCTAACCCTTGCTGAAAGTATTAGTTTTTCATCAGATTGGGGGGTAGCATTATCGGTAGACTGTGTTCCTGTTATTCTAGTTACCATTATTTTCCTTTTTCGATTTGTAATCTTTCCATTTCATCTAAAAGTTGTTGTTTTTCACTTTCAGATATACCGAAATCATCACTACTACTCCCTTGATTATGAAGAACTCGTTGAACAATGGTAGCCATTTTAATTAGCTGCTCATCATTTTTAACCCCAATCTCCATATACTCTTTAATTAGAGGTACTATTAAAGTAGCATCTCCAATTTCTTGTACTAAAGGTTTTAATTCTGTGATTAAAGCTGTTACTTGATCTTCTCTTCTCTTCTGGTTGTTGTAGATTTCTTCAAGGATATCAGAAAATTTTTTCTTACCAAATATTAGTGAGTCTAACTGTCCCATAATTTTGATTATAAATATAGGAAAAGATGACTTTTAAGATGGGAATATACCTGTTTCAAGGTATAGCATGTATTTTTCCTTAAAGACTTTATAGAGTTTATTTGCTATTTTTGTAATTTTAGGTGTTTTAACATCAACCATTTCACGGATATAAATGTATAAAGCTTTTTTATTAAATACATTTATATTATCTCTCTTTCTAAAAAGTTCAAGGATAGCGTCGGCAATTTTAGCATCATATTCTTTTGGGAAGAGGGTATAAATATTAGTAGTACAATATAAAATATACTTATCCATAAAAATAAATAACCTATCATTCTCTTTATACCCCTTAAAACCTAACTCGTCATCTAAATCCTTATTATTATCCTTAATTTTATCTATATTACTATCCATCCTAAGAGAAGAAATAAATTGGGAATTTGATGAGTCTATCTGGGAGTAGTGGTTAAGGTCATCAATGTTTATATTTTTTATTTTCTTTTTATAATTTTTATCATTATATAATATAAGCCACCTTTTAACTATAGTACCAAAATAGGAGTAAGCTTTAGCACCATTTTCAGGATTGAAGAGGTGTATTTTAGATAAAAGAAAAATTATAATTTCATGTTGTAAATCCTCTAAATTTTCTACTTCTGTATGGTAAAATTTAAAAGTATGAATTATATTTTGGGTGAGTTTAAAAAAAGGATAATGAATAAATTCTTCATAAATATTACTTTTTTCTTGACTACTAGTAGATTTATTATATCTAACAATAGCATTTTCTGTTTCCTTAGTAAAGTAATTCCTCTTTTGTTTTCCCTTAAGGTGTTTTTGAATAATATAATCCATTGAGTTTCTTTAAGATTTTTTCAATTTGAAGTCATTTAATACTTCTTGAATGCTTTTTATTGATTTAAAGAAATACCCAACTTCATCATCACTAGAAAATGTGCCCCTATGGTCTAACTTTTTTAATTTATCATCGGAGATTTCAATTACTCTAGATATTTTATCCAAGTATTCTAAATAACCTACTACTATATCTTCTGCTCTTTCATTCTTCCTTAAAAGATTTAAGGTTGTAAATATTAGGATTACAACTAAAACCGAAAGAACAACTAAAGCTATTGTTATACCAATCATAATTTATCAATTATATTTTTTAGACCTCCACTTTCTATACTACTAAGAGCTTTTGTTCTAGAAGAGGATTTTTTATTATCCCCCAATGTAAAACCTTTTTTTGAAGTATCCAAGTTATTTTCTTCTTTAAATTTTGGCAACCACTCTCTTTCAAATTCTATTCGAGCAGCCATTAAATCGGCCTGGTGTAAAATAAATGGAAGAGGTGTTCTAGGTTTAGTTTCGGGCATAAATGATTTTAAATATTTTTCATTTGCTGAATCGTATAAACCATCATGAGTCTGGATAGCAATCATTTCATTGAAAGTATATTTAATACCATGGGCTTGTAAAAGGTATAAACCTCTATCAGGAACCGAGGCAAATGCTAATTTTTTACTATGCATATATTCTTCTCCTAATTTATCTCTTCTCCATTTATCAGTTTGGGGTATATAAGATTCATTTTCTTCATCACCCATTTTACCTAAGTCATGGTTTAAGGCTGAAAATATTAATTCTTCTTTAGTAAAAGACTCAACATCAGCACCTTCTTCCTTCCATAATTTATACTGTTTAATAGAACATCTAATAACTCTATTAACATGCTCTACATAACCTCCTGGAAAGGCATTATGGTATTCCCTCTTATGAGCTGCAGGCATTAATATTAATCTTTCCTGGTATTTATTATAGAAATTTAATAAATGTTCCTTTCTCTCACCTGTAATATGTTTATTAATATAATCTATGAGAGTTTCCCATTCTTTCTGGAGTTGTTCTGCTGATAGTTTCATATAACTTTTTTTAAATATTAACCGTTTCTTAATGGAGTAGTATCTCTTTCAATAATTGATTTTAAATCTTCTATAACCTCCTCAGCACTATTAATTTCATCTTTAAATTGTTTAGATGTTGATCCTGGACGGGATAATAGAAGATTCATGGTTTTTAACTTTGCTTCTAACTGCATAAATCGTCTATCAATTAATTCTTGATTTTTCATATTACATTATTTTAATGATTATTTATTAACCTTTATTTTTAATATTTTAATAACCTTTTTTTAATTTCCATTTCCTAATTTCTGTATTTAGAAGGTATTAAGGAGAATTTACATAACCTAATTATTCTTCAATTTTATCTAAGATTTTTTTAAGAAGGGCACAATTTTCATACATTTCCCTTTTTTCAAAATACATAATACCTAATTTTAGGGTCATATCTAAGTATTCATCTGATGATTTTTTTAATACTTTAATGTGGTATTCATCTTTTAGGTTTATAGATTTAATATAATCCCAAGCTCTCTGATATGTTATAAACTCCCCAGCTTCACTCATTTCATCAACATCTAAGTCTTCATCTGAGTCTTTAAAGAATTTTACTATTTTTTTATTAAAATTGGAATTATTTAATACTAATTTTTTATACATCCCCACCCAGTATAAAGGAGAAGATTTAAAATCTACATATGGGTTTTTATCCTCATCTTCAATTCTTTCATTTTCATTGAATAATTCAAATATTTTAGATAAATTCATCTTACTATACTTTATATGGTAATGGGGATTTAGTTACTCGTGCAAAGGCATACTCATATTTATCCCTAAAAGATTTATATTGATGTTTTTCTTGGGTTTTCATCTTTAAAAGTTGGGTTTGGAATTTATCTTTTAAATCTAACTCAATAAGCTGTTCTTCAACTTCCCAAAACAAGTCTTCATGTTTTCCCATTTTCCCTTAATTAATATTTAGTATAAATATAATTAGGATATGTGAATTATCCAAATTATATTAACAAATGATAATTCTTCTTCTTGAACCTCCACCACCTGATAATCCTTTTATTTCTACTACATCTAAAGTAATAGACCCCCCAGATGCTGCTCTTACAGACACTGATCCTGCACTATGACCTGCATCTGAAGAAATTGCTCCGGCCATTATAATCTTATTTATATTATGATTTACACAGGGTTGATTAGTTCCTGTTGGAATTTGAGCTCCACTTGTGGTGTTATAATTTGTATTCCCACTACTTGTTATTTGGATTAAACTATCATTTTCTACAGTAATACTTTGGGTTTTTGGAGAAGATGTTATGGCTGAGTTTCCATTAACTGCTACTTTTACTCCTACTCCTCCACTATCTTTAAAACTTTTTATACATACTGATATTGGGTTGAATAATGATCCTCCAAACCCAATAACGGCATTATTTGTACCTGTTGGGGGGTCTACTAAATACCAAAAACTACTCCTTAATCCTAAGTTACCCCTACTAACATTGTAATATCGAGTTAAAGCTTGGCCCCCATATGTAAGTGAGGTGTGGTTTTGTTGATTTCCACTTGTTAATTGTACGGTTATTAATCTATTACTCCCTGCAATTTGGGTATGGGGGATAGTTTTACTATTCCCACTCATGTTAGATTTTACTACAGTACTAATACCTTTAACTGGAACTGCCATTATAGTTGGTTTATGTTAGTTATTTCATTTAAATCCATATCTCCTATACTATCAGTATTTATCCGGGCCTCATGTGTATAATTAGTAGTTTCAAAAAAAATCTTTATACTAATTTCACCTATTTCTAGTTTTGTTCTATTAGCTCCTATAAATGTGCCCAAGGTTCCATCATAATCTATATTAATTTTATTAACTAAATCAATATCTTTAGTATATCCAACAGGTGAAGTTTGTACTTCCCCGTCTTTACCTAATTCTATTTTCTCTATAATTGTTGTCATGTCTTATCTATTATTATATAACTAATACAATATTTGTAATGTTTAAAACGAAGTTATTATCGGTGGTTTTAATCTTCTGTATATCTTATATCAAGACTTAAATAAACAGCTGTTCCACTTACAGTACCTGTTTCTATCCATATAAAACTATCAGCTGGAATATTAGCATTAGTTAATGAAGCAACATCTCCAGTTGATGTACTTGTGGTTGTTGTAGCACTTACTAAAGTAGTCCCTGCAGCACTTCTATCTGTTGAGTATTTTAAAGCATACTCTGTACTTGGAGATCCTCCAGTTGAAACAGCAATTACTTCTTGTATTGTAATTGCTTCATCTGTTCTAAAAACTGTAATATCATCTGTAGCTGTGGGTTCTTGTAAGGTAAATGTTTTATTAAGAGTTTGTAATACAACATTATTAACTGTTAAGTTATTTCCAATTTTAGTTATACTAAACGATTGTCTAAGTGCTTGATTATTAAAATCAATAGTACCATTTCCTGAAGAATAACATCTAATATCTATATAATCACCAACAACTAAATCAATAGGGATAGTACCATCGTCATTATCCCAACTACTTGTAGCTGTTCCAAAACCCGCAAATGGGGCATAAATTAAACCATTTTTATATAAAAATAAATGCGACCAAGAAGAACCATTATTTAAAAATATATTCGCTTGTACCAAATAAGTACCTGCACCACTTGAACCAACTGTAAATTTATGATTAGTGTTATCCCATTCACCATTTACATCAAGTGCTCCACCAGCTGGAGTGCCTGTTGTTACAAAATTTACTATTGGGGTTGTATTATTCACTGTTTGGTTTGCACCCATTGCTCCTTTAACAAGAACCTTAGTTCCCGAACCTGTTACTGGAGTTGATTCTCCTGCAATCATTTCACTAAGTTCAAGAAACGTACCTGAAGAAAGTATTGTAGTATCAGTATTTGTTGTAACCCCCCCTTCAGATAATATAATCCTAACAATATCATTAGCAGCTAAATCAAGTATTAAATTCAAATCAGAAGATGAATTATTAGAACTACCTGCATTTCTAGCATAATGTTCTAAACTTCTATACTCCTGATTATTTGCATCAACAGCTATAGTATTATTAACTGTTACTTTCATAACAGGATCGGCCCTTTGAGTACCAATACTATTTATAGATGTCATACAATTAACCCTATACCTTCCAGCTTGATTTACCCTAATACCATTACCGGTTATAGTAAATTTATTAGTATTACTATTTTCAGATTGAACTGTTATAGGAATTATTTGATCAGCTGTAACATAAGTAGCGGCCAATGATCCATTAACTTTTGAACCCCTACAATAATCAGCAGTACTAGAATTAACATTATCCATACCACCCCCAAATACTATTATTTCACCAACAGTAGAACTAACTCTAGTTACTTTACCTATTCTTTGAACTACAGCATTTCCTGTAGGTTTAGTATTAGTTACACCCCCAGAAGTACCTACATAAACATCACCTAAAGATAATGCTGAAGTATTTAATCCTGTGGCTTTACCAAATATAATTATAGTTCCTGTAGTAGCTTGAGCTATAGAACTTGTAGCAATACCTATTCCGGGCATTGTAGTACCCGAACTATTATCAGCTAACTCTACAGTAGTTAAATCAGCAACTACATCATAATCAGCTAGTATAACAACTTGACCTTTATTTATAGTTCCTCCAGAGTCTTTTTGTACTGATAAAGTAATAGAGTTTCCACCCCCACTTCCTCCTTCTTCAAATATAGATACTACATCTCCACTTGCATTTTTATAGTAAGGTAAGTTTGTTGCTACATCATAAAAATACACATCATTAGACACAGAACCCCAATCGGATGAACTATCTGTCCTTACTGTATATTTTACTCCAACTACTTCTTCTAATCCACTTGTTATTGGTGTTACTGCCATAATTAAACCATTTTACTTTCTGATAGCTCTTTAAAATTATCAAATATTATTTTTTCCGATTCGGTTAAATCTTCATAAAAAGTTACCGTTTGCTTTTGCTCCTCGTTTTCATCAATATATTGAACAATCATTCTTTGTGGAATTGATTCCTGCTCAATTTGAAAAACCGTTTGTTTTAAAGTATTTGCCATTTTTTTAAGTTTATCCAATTAATAAATTACCAAAATTATCTGGTGTATTTGTTTGAATGTTTATCGCTTTATTTCCTATTAAAGTTGTCATTCCTTTACCTTTTAAATTAGAAATTTTAATATTTCTGTTTACTGTCCCTGCTTGTATTGCGTGAGCACTTGCATTAACTGTAATCCCCGTACAATTTGATACAGTTCCATTATTATTACCTACATATATGCCATGCCCTAAAGCATTATTGTAAGTTGATTTTCCAACAGAATTAAAAATATTTCCAACTCTTAACTCTATCCCACTGGATGCTGAACTTTCCCCAATACAAAAAGAAATCTGTGCATCTGCTTGATTTACAAACATTCCAACAGTAGAAGTTGAGATACCTGTTGAATTATATGTTTTTCCTCTGTCTGTATATATTCCAACTCCTGCATCACTTTTACCAATTGAGTTGTGACACTCGCTAATAATATTATTTAAAAATATAGCGTTTGAACTTTGAGAATAAACATTGCAGTTATAAGCTCTTGCACCTGTTAAAGTTAAAGCAACAATAGTGCCTGTGTTATATATGTTTGTATTTTTTAAAATGCCTCCACTTGCTGTTGCAACTGCTCCAATAACTGTACAACTATACAAACCATCACCAGTAATTCTAAAAGAGCCTAAACCAGTATTTATACTTGAGCCTATCAATTTACCTGAAATAAAACCCGTAAATCCTGTATCAGTTCCATTATATATAAATTCACCACCTATAACTTTTACCCCTGATGCAGATATGTTTAAAGTATCGGCACCGTCTGAAATAACTGTTAAACCTGTACAATCTAATTCAGCAGATTGACCAACAGTCAAACCATTCCCCCCACCATTAGGAGTAGGACTATTTTTTTTTATTATCGTACCATTAATAAATTTCGTTTTTGTACCAACTCCATTTTTTAAAAATAAACTATTATCTGAACCGTCTAAAGTGTATGTATAGCCGTTCATTTTAATACTTA